CTTTTCATTGTAGTTGTGTTTGTCCACATTTTTAATTGTTATTTCTTCAACTCCAATAGAATCAAAATAAGCATTTTCATCGTAATTGATAATAACGTTGCGAGGTCTGAGGTTGTACATCTTATAGAATTCACAAAAACATCAAAATTCCATAAAAATTCAGTTTTTTATTTACTCTATTTTACTCCTTTTTAAAAGTAAACTATTTATAACAACGAATATACTACTAAAAGACATAGCCAAACCTGCACACATAGGACTTATATGCCATGGATGAAATACACCAGCTGCTAAAGGAATACCAATTATATTATACCCCATCGCCCAACCTAAATTTATATAAATTTTTTTCATTATCTTATCACTCAACTTTTTAAAATAATACACATCATTAATATTAGACTTCATTAAAACAACTGAAGCAGAAGATAACGCTAAATCAGAACCATGTCTCATTGATATACCTATATCAGCCTGTGCTAATGCTATACTATCATTACCACCATCACCAACCATAGCTACAATTTTCTTTTCCATTTTCTTATACCCATTCCATCCTACTCTAGAACATCCACTCAGTTGGATTGCTTCTATTATTTCTGATTTAGATTCTGGTAAAATATTTGACATTACTTGTTCTTCTTTAATTCCAACATCCTTTGATACTTTCATTGCATTATATTGATTATCACCACTTACCATCCATACGTCTATATCCATGTCTTTTAATTTATTTATTACATCTTTTGCATCGTTTCTTACTTTATCACTCAAAGCATATATACCAACAACTTTATCACATATAACTTGAACAACTATACTATACCCATTATTATACCATTCTTCTAATCGTAACTTCATATTATCAGTATATATCTCCTTATTTAACCAATTAATACTACCTAATTTATTTATAACTCCATTTATTTCACATTCTACACCCTTACCATTATAGATTATCTCTCTTTCTACAGTTTGATAAGAAGTTTCTATATGACATGTCATATCTTTTAAACATTTCGAAATAGGATGATTAGATATAGAAGATAATATATACAAGTTTTCTAAAATTAATTTTTCATCTTCCAATACTTTATCAACCACATACATTTTACCCTCTGTTAACGTTCCAGTTTTATCAAAAACTATCGCCTTTATCTTTGACATTTTTTCTAATGAATCTGCACCATTCTTAATCAATATACCTCTATTCATAGCCATACCTGTACCTACCATTATAACCATCGGTGTAGCTAACCCTAATGCGCATGGACATGCAACAACTATAACTGATATAGAAGAATATAATGCAAAAGTAATATATGTAAACCCTTCTGGTATATCAACTAAATTTAAATAACCTATTATACACCACACAATAAAATCTAAAGACGCTATCATTAAAACAATTTTAACAAACCATTTGCATACTAAATCAGTCGTTGACTGGAAACTCGTCTTATTACTTTGAGCATTCTCTACTAAAGATATCATCCTATTTATTAAAGTATTATTACCAGTTTGTAATGCCTTTATATAAACCATATTTGACATATTAATACTACCAGCATACACGCATTCATTAATATCTTTATTTACTGGCATAAACTCACCTGTTATCATAGACTCATCAACCTGAGTTGAATTTAAAATAATTTTACCATCACAAGGTATTCTTTGATTTGGTTTCACTTGAATAACATCACCTATACAAATTAAATCCTCTTCAACCTCAATTGCTTCATGATTATCTTTTATAATTAATACCTTATCTTTAGTATTCAATATAACACTTGTCATTTCCTTTGCAGCCCATATTTTACCTATTAATTCTAAATATTTTCCAATATACACAAACATAAAAATAAAAACTGATGTCTCAAAAAACGTATTTTGAATTACACGTTTGTTTACTATATTTAGAATTACTACCCATATACTTAATATATATGCTAAAGTTGTGCTTAAAATAATAAGAGTTTCCATATTATAATTAGAATTATTTGTAAGTTGCTTCCAAACCCTTTTATAAAAACTCAATGCTATACCAAATTGTACTGGCGTTGATAAGATAAACATATAAATTGTAGATACTCTTACACCAGGATAGACTTCTTTCATATAAAAAGGTGTTTCTATTATCATTAATAACATTCCAATCATACCTAATAATCCTAATACACTCAAAATAACTACCTTCTTAAACATTATAGATTTTTCCCTCAATAATTTATCAATAACCTTTTCCTCATTGTTTTCTTTTGTTATAAAAGCATCAAACCCCATATTGTTAATTTCATTTAGAATTTTTCTTATATTGATTTTTTCAACATTGTATTCAACTTTACCCCTTCCTGTAATTAAATTAACACTTATTTCTTTAATCCCATCTAAAGAACGAATATGATTCTCTATACTTGATGAACATGACGCACATGTCATTCCATTAATTGTAATATCCGACACATCATATATATTGTTTAATTCTATATCAATTATCATTTAATAATTATAATTGATACTAAATTCTCATTTTTTTTTAAGAACGCCCTCCACGATTACTGGTCCTTAAAATTAAGTTTTACACGGAAACGTCCATGGTGAACTTCAACTTGTTCCTGACCTTCGGGAACCTCAAATTTATGAACCTCCGTTTCATTCTTCATTTCAACGGGTTCAATAAGTTCAACTTCAGGAATAAGGTCATCACTCCCAGGAATAGGTGAAGCAATAACAACTTTAGTAAACATAAGAGCAGCCATAGCAAAAATAAAACTAGCTTTCATTTTTTGTTTGACATATATCGAAATTTATCTTTAAATTCCTTTAATTAAATGTTTCAATTATATAATCAAACTCGTCATGTTCATCTCCGTCATTATAAATCAAAACTATTCCTTCTGGTATTTCCTCATTCTGTTCTAAAAGTAATCTATATGTATTATCATTATATTCAACTTCATAACAACTATATATATTATCATACATATTGATATTACCTATATTATTCACATTTAATTGTGAAAAATCAACCCATGCAATATTTATACCATTATAGGCTAAATTATCCCAATAATTTGGAGGGAATTCAGTAAATGCTAAAAACTCTTTAGACACATGTCCATATTCATTAAATTCACTATCTAACCCGATTAACTGTTCACCATCAAATAAACACTTACCATCATTTCTATACCTAGGATATATTGAGTTAAAAAGAATATCTCCTCGCCTCATAAAATGCCTGTAAGGCCATTTATCAAAGGCTTCTTGTAATGAATCTGAAATTATAAAATCCATATCTTGATCAAATTCACTTTCAAATAATTCTACACGTATTTCAAATAGATTTGCATATTGTTGGGGATTTTGTTCTAAATATTCATCTATCTTTTGAATTATAATTTCTTTATTTCTTTCACAAAATCCACCTGTTTCCATATCTTGTAAACCCTCAGCTCCATGTTGTTCAATATACGTGAATAATTTGGAGAGTCTTGGTTTATCACTTTCCTTAATCAAAATGTGTTTATTTATTCTACATAAATCGCTTAAATATTGATTTGTTTCACATATAGATTTTAATCCAGATAATCCTTCTGTTCTAGCTATAATTTTTAAAGCTTCTAATTGTAATTCAGGAGGTAAATTTATTAATGAGTTTAACATACTTATTAATAATACATTAAAAAAAAAATTTGGCTTTAATTTGAATTTATGGTTTAGTATACCAAAGCACTTCTCCACCTAATTGTTGATACTGTTTAATCTCATTGTTTGCATATGAATGAATAACTACAACTAAATCTACCATGGATAATGTATTTTGTAAGTCTAATTCATTAATAAAGTTTATATCATCATATGGATACAATCTTTCTACACACGGATCATATACAACAATATTCTTTTTATCCTTTAATTGTTTAAGTAAACTAAATCCAGGTGAATTAGTCAGCAAGCTTTCTCCTTTCTTAAAACCCAATCCACATATTAAAATATTATTCTTATCTCTATACTCTGTTAAAATTTCAAAAGCTGTCTTCTTTGGTCTAGCCTTCATCATTTCTGTTGAAAATTGCAACACAGGAAGTTTACCATTCTTAAACAAATAATATGGATTTACTGGAATACAATGACCACCAACACCTACACCTGGATAAAACGGCATAAACCCAAATGGTTTGGTAGCAGATGCATCAATCATCTCATAACAATTAATATTATGTTGTTTACACATATCAGCAATTTCATTCACATATGCAATATTTACCATTCTAAAACAATTCTCATATAACTTACACATTTCAGCACATTCAGTACTAGATACAGGGACAATATTCTTTATAACTTTTGAATAAATTTTTTTAATCTTTTCTAAAGATTCTTTGTCAACTCCTGAAATAATCTTTGGAATATCTTCCATTTTTGGTTCAACACGACCTGGGTCAACACGCTCTGGTGAAAAACCAACATATACTCCTTTATCTCGAAATTCTCCAAAAATTTCTCTTGTAGCACCAACATATACTGAACTCTCTACTACTACTAATGAACCTGGTTTAACGATGTCTTTAATAGAATTCTTAACACTATACAGATATGACATATCGATATCTCCATTCTTAACTAACGTTGGTACAGAGATTAAAAACACCTCACAATCTTCTAAATTATCATAAGTTGATTGTAACTTGATTTGTTTAAATTGTGTGAAATTAGTTTTTAGGTATTCGACGCGCTTTTCATTTAAATCAACTCCAATAACTCTATATCCATTTTTAAAAGTACCAACTAAATGTTCTCCAACATATCCAACACCAACAATACACACTTTTAAACTATTAAACGACATGTTGTAAAACTATAAATACATAATTCTATTTTATGATTTCATTTTTTTTTTTTAAGTTTTAATCAAACTCTATTTCACTTAATTCTTGAATAAAACGAGTACCTTCATACGACCTACCATTCTTATAATATAAGAATTTAATAAATATAAAATTATACTTTTCATCATCTTCCATAAACGCATAATCAGATAACTCATCCTTAGAGACAGGTTTTACTTTTAATAGTAACATATCCTTTACATCACTTGTGTCGGCGTAAATTGTATTTAAAATATATAACGTATCCTTAAATTTCATTTTATGCAATTCAAAATCAATCATATCTTGTAAAAAATAAGGTAAAATGTAATAATTTAAATTGTTATCTATGATACTTTTCATACATAACACTTGTAAAGTCATCTTAATTGTAGGTAATTTACTATAACATTAATTTAAATTTCAATTTTTAAAGTGTAAAATACATATTTTAAACTTCTTAGCTTAAAAATAATTATTAATAAATTCATTATGACACCGAATATTCAAACATCTTTTTCTTTTGACGACATTCTAATTTGTCCACGATTTAGCAATGTCAAATCTAGAAAAGATATTTCACTTAAATCTAGGCTTTCAGATAAGATAACGTTGAATGTTCCTATTATTTCTAGCCCAATGGACACAGTTACAGAAGATAAAATGGCCATAGCAATGGCACTCAGTGGAGGTTTAGGTATTATTCATCGTTTTCAAAGTATTGAAACCCAAGCAGAAATGGTTCGAAAGGTTAAAAGACATCTTAGTTATATGATTGAAAATCCTTACACAATTAATGCATCGGCAACTATAGATGAACTTATTGTCATGCATAACAAATATAATGTTAGTGGTATCATTGTCGTTGATGATTCCTCCAAATTTGTCGGTATAGTCTCTAAAAAAGATGTTCAAATACATCACTTAACTGAAAGTGACTGTAAATTAGTTTCAGATATTATGACCCCATGGCATGATGTTATTTGTGCTAAAGAGTATGATTATAACATTATTCTAGAACTTTATAAAAAACATAAAATAGAAAAAATTCCAATCCTCAATGAAGACAATACTATTAAAGGATTAGTTGTATTTAAAAATCTTATGTATTTTCATAATAATAAAAATATTGCCTCTCTTGATTCAAATGGTCAACTTATTGTTGGTGCAGCTATAGGTGTTAATGATTATATCGAAAGAGGAAAAGCATTAGTTGAAGCCGGTGTTGATTTGTTATGTATTGATGTAGCTAACGGTTATAATCAAATGATGGCAGATGCTATTCAAACACTTAAAAAAGAATTTCCATCAGTTACTATCATGGCAGGTAATGTATGTACTGCAGATGGATATGAATTTCTATGTAAAGCTGGAGCAGATTGCATCAGACTCGGTATTGGCAATGGGTCGATCTGTAGCACTAGGTTACAAACTGGAATTGGTGTCTGTCAGTTTTCAGCACTTCTTGAATGTTCAGAAATTGCTAAAAAATATAATGTAGCCATGATTAGCGACGGTGGACACACAGGTAAAGTCGGAAACAAGTTTAAAGCAATTGCTGTAGGATGTAATGCAGTATTACTAGGAAGGTCTCTAGCAGGTACAACAGAAAGTCCTGGAAATGTTATATATAAAGGTGGTAAGAGATTTAAATATTATAGAGGTATGGCATCTGCATATGCTAATTTATCTAAACAAGAAAAATTAGGTAACAAAATTAATACAAACTTTCATGTAGAAGGTGTGGAAGGTGAAATCGAATATAAGGGAAGTGTACATGACCAATTACAACAAATATGTAATGGTATGCGTTCTGGAATGAGTTATTTAGGTGTTTATACAGTAGAAGAATTACATAAAACAGATGTAACCTTTAATCGTATCACACCAAGTGGATATAAAGAAACAATCACACGAGTATAATCACTTATCCTTGACATTTATAATAGTATCAGGGTTCTGTCTGTTTAAATATCTTACATCATATTTTGGATTGTACATAGTAAAATAATCGCATTTTTTACATGTATAATAATATCCTGGTTTATGATAATCGCCATCAGATTCTTTAATAAATTCGTGCTCACATATGTTTTGCAACTTCTTTTTTTCAATGTCTAATTCTCTTTGCATAGAAGTATACATCATCTTTAATTTACTAACACCCTTTTTAAGTTCTTGAACTTTATCAAATTGTACTTCAAAAGATGACATTTGATAAATTTAAAAATTCTTTTTACTTCATTTTTTATTAAATAAAATAAGTCCAGTTTGGCACCTAATATGGTGTCAGACTGGACTTATTTTATTTTAATTTAGATTTATTCTTCAGTATTTTCAATCATACATTTTATTTGTTTGTCAATAATTCTCATCAACTTAAGTTTCTTTATCAAATTGCCTTCATTACTAGGCGCACTTAAATATTTTTTAATATTTTCACGTATATATTCATAAGACACACCGTCAATCTCCCAAATATCAATTCCTCTTAAATAGCGAGAATATCTTTCATCGGTTTTCATTATATCAGACATACCAGCCATCTTAAGACTCAGAAAATCAAATAATTCACTACGTTCATCATAATCAATGCCTGCATAAGACATTTTACTACAAATTGCATCAATATCATTATCAGACATTGATGGAATAGATGAAATCGACTGCTTTTGAAACTCAGTTATAAGATTGTTCATAGTTAAGGCAATTTTTAATTTATTCGATTAAAATTCAATTTTTTTACCAGTATTAAGTTAAAAATATACATTTTTATACTTTACCAATATTAATATGACACTTAATAAAAATATATTTATATGTTGGCTTCAAGGACAGGACCATTTAAACAGTCATTCAAAATCTAGTTTATTCAATGAAAATCTTAAAAATTGGAAACTACTTAACCCAGACTGGAATGTACAACTAGTAACTGAAAATGATTTAAGAAATGCATGTAAAACATTTTCAAAAGAATGTTTAGAACTATACGACTCCTTTAAGTTAATTCATTTAAAAATCGATTTAGGTAGATATGTTCTATTATACCTTAATGGAGGTATGTATGTAGATATGGATATGTATGTCTTAAGAAGTCTAAAAACATCACTTAAATTTCAACAATTTATTGATAAGGCTAAGGACGATACACATTTATTAGGATTAAGTACTCTTAATTTAGACATTCAAGAAAGTTTTATGTTTATTGGTAGACCCCAAGTTATCAATAATGCTATGATGGTTAGTACACAGAAAAATCCTTTATTATTTTTATCTATTCAAACAATAATAACAAAATCTAAAAAATACACAAGTTCAAATGCATATAATAAAATTCAACAAACTACAGGACCTGTATTTATTAACAAGTTTTTTTCCAGATTTATTGATAACCCATTAAATAATAATAAATTTCATATTGAAATATTTCCTCACTATTACTTTGAACCCTCTCCACCTAATGGACATTCAGATATAAGAGAAGAAACAATTGCTATTCATAAAATGGAATTATCTTGGATTCCTCAACATATAAAAGCTTCTATTAAGTTTTATTATAAAATTAAACCTTTTATATTACCTGTCATAGTACCTATTTTTATTATCTATATGTACAGGTATATGAATTCTAAATAAATTAATTTTATTTATATATATCAAGTCATGAAACCAGCTGTTAAATTAACATCTTTTAAAGTTCATCCACCATTACAACATGAAAAAAAATATAGAATAAAATATGGTAAAATTATAGATAATAATTTTAAAGGTATTATATATTATGATATTCATCCATCTATCAGTAATTATTTATTAGATTGTTTAATACCTTATAATTATAAACAATTTTTCACAGTTTTATGGTTTGAAATAAATCATGGAGATGTATTACCACATACTGACAGTGATATTAAAACAGTTATTAATATTTATATAGAAACAAATCAAGCTATTACAAGCTTTTATAAAGTTAAAGATAAATGTATTACTGAAAAACTTGAAAATCAAACAAATGGTAATGTATATGATATCAATAATCTAATACCTATTTATAATTTTTCAGCTAACCCATTTGATATATGGATATTAAATGTTAATATACCACATTCAGTACAAAGTAATAATACTAAAATACGAACAGCATTTTGTTTACAAACCAACCTTGATTATGAATATGTTTTAAATTTATTTAAATTAATCTCAAATTAATTTCATATTAGACATTTTATCACTTAAATCATTTAATTCTTTCTCTTCCTTTGCTCTGATTCTTTCTTGCTCTCTGTAAACTCTTTCTAAATCTTCTCTTTGTTTCATTTCATCTTCAAAATGTTTTTTTCTTAACTCTTCTTGAATATTTTTGTCTTTATAAATTTCTTTATCAATCTCTTTGTATTGTTCACTTACCCAATCTTTAGTTTTTTTAACTTGTATATTTTCAAAATATTTACTTAATCTTTCACATAATTCTCCTTTTGTTCCTTTATTTTCAATACCTAAGATATTACAAAAATTTCTCAATTCATTTAATAACCAACCCCCTCTACCACCTTTACAATCTTTTTTTATAAACGTTTCAAAATCTATATGTGTGTAAGTCTTACTTTTTGATTTAGATTTAGATTTAGATTTAGATTTATATTTAGATTTTGATTGATTAGGTATATAATCTTCATCTGCACTATTATCACCGTCATCATAATATGTCTCATAAACTTGTTCTTCATTGTAATTATACGACTTGTTATTTATAACATCTTTAAAATATTTAAAGTCATTATCTAATATATCTTTACACGAAGAAACAGCCTGGAAAATTTCTTTTACTCCACCTTTATCAGGGTGAGTATTTAAAGCAAATATTTTAAAATTTTTACGTAATATATCATAATCATCATTCCATACATTATTTTTTTTTAATAAATAATAACACTTCTTAATTTCTTGTTCTATCATATTAATTAATAATATTAATTAATATTTTTTTTTTATTTGATAGTAATATAAATAAAAATGATTGACGGTAAACTTTTAGCTTTCACACTTTTACTTCTTCTTGCTGGTGTATTTCATATTGCAACAACTTCTATTGGTATTCAATGCTCTAACGCAAATCCAAGTTACAAAGAGGAACATCCAAGTAATTCAAGCTTCTTAATCTCACAACTTGTGTGCGCAATTCTTATTACAATTTTAGCTATCGTAGGTATTTATCTCGCCGTAACAGATAAAGCTGTTGAAATCAAGGCTAACATTAGAACTGATTAAATTATCGACTGATTTTAAATAAAATTTACATTATTTAAAATTTTCCTATATAATCAAGTTTTCTTTACCTAGAATTTAGTCGATAATTTTTAAAACATTTTAAATTTTACAAAAATACCGATTCATTTTTGTTATTTTTATAAAATGTCAAAAAAATCTCAGCGAAAGCGAGGGGGCGTTTTTTTGTTTAATTTTGATTTTCAGACCCCCTTGACAAGAAATTTTTTGACAAAAGTATGATCAAAACTGTTTTTTTCTGATCGACCGGTCCGAAAATCAAAATTAAACAAAAAAACGCCCCCTCGCTTTCTCTGAGTATAATATAGGTTTTTTAAAACTTTTAGAATTTATCGATTCAAAAATACCGTTTTATTACAAATGTAAAAAATTTACGTCTAAAATCTAGCGAAAAAAATAACCTTTCTCTATTTTTATGTAGATAATTTTTAAAATATTTTATAAATTACATGTTTTATCATTTAACTTTTGCATATTTTTATAAACTATAAACTTTTATTAACGAAAAATCTTGTTAAATTAAAAAAATAATTTTATATCTTATTATTAAATATGTCCTTCAAATGTTATCTTTGTTCTTATGAATTTGCACAAAAAAAAAATTTGATACAACATTTAAGTGGTAAGAAATGTAAATCCTCATTAACTAATGATTGGATAGAATTAAACAATTTGTTAAAAGAATTAGAAACTCTTAAAAATAGTCATAATATCATCAATAGTCCTATCACTATCGGTAATAACAATCATAATAATATCAAAATAGAAATAAACATAAATCCTATAACTAAACTTGATATAAGTCATATACCACCATCTGACATGAGAACCATTATTGAAAAATATGATGAAAACAATCAAAAATTAAATTTATTATTAGGTGATTATATTAAAAATATGTTATGTGATACTCAACATCCAGAAAATCAAGCTGTTAAATACATAACTAAAAAACCACCTACATATAATTCTACTATCGAAGACTCTGAAGGTAAAACTGTAAATGTTATCAAAGGTTTAAAAGATACATGCGAACTTTTAACTGACCCTATATTAGACCAATTAAAACTTAAATTAAAAGAATGTCTTAAAACATATAAAAATGATTCTAGTGAATTTGATTATTCTCTATATGAAGATGCATTTAAAGAATTAAAAAAGGAATTAAATAAATCAAATGTTAAAAAAGCTTTAAGTTCTGTTCTTAAAAATGATATACTTCAAAATATTGAAATGAAATTTAAATTAAATGAACGTTAATACTTAATAATTTATAATCAATAATTCTTGTTTATCACCTCTATCAGCACCCTTTCCTCCAAGGGAATATTTAATAGTTAAATTAATTTGTTTATAGTCTTTATACAAATCTTTTATAAAGTCTGTAGCACTATTAGATAACATTATAAATACACCTTTCCTTGTTAATTCATCCACAAATAGTTTTAATTCTCTTTGTTCTTCTTCATTAAACTTGTTATTTGTATAATCTGTAAATGTTTCATGATATGGGGGGTCTAAGTATACAAAGTCGTCCTTTTCTACTAATTCTAATATACTAGAATATTCACAACAAGCTATATTAACATTTCTTAAACCCTCAGTATCTTTTCTAAGCACACGAGTATCACATATTTTTGGGTTTTTCATTTTACCAAATGGAATATTATATTTTCCTTTTGAATTTTCTCTATACATACCGTTATAACCACACTTATTCAAATAAATAAATAATGCAGCCTTTTCAATTAAATTAGTTTCATTAAATTTAATGTTATTAAATCTATCCCTACACTTGTAATAACTTTCTGAATTATTAGTATAAATGTCCTTTTCTAATTCTATAATAAGCTCATCAATATTTGATTTTATTACTTCATAACAGTTTATTAAATTTTCATTTATATCTGAAACTGTATATTCTCTGTTACAATTATATTTCAAATCTTTACTTAATAATTCAAATAATACACTACCACCTCCTACAAACGGTTCAAAATAATTATTAAATTGTTTTGTAGGTAAATTCTCTATAATATAGGGTAATAATCTAGTTTTTCCACCACAATATTTTATAAAGGGTTTAAATTCATTCATATTATAATTTAATATGAATAATATTTAAATAGTTTTTTTTTAAAACTTCACTTAATTAACATCATAATATCTATATTGCTTTACTTTCTTACATATAGATTGAATCTCTCTACCTACTCTTGTTTTACCAGAATAATAAATTTCTGTAGCTTCTTGTTTAACTTTATTGTATGATAAAATATCATTAAAATTTGGTCTACCAATGACATAAGGTATTTCTATATATTCTAATAAATAGTGTGGTACATTCCCAGTAAAATATAATTTCATATTTATATTTCTCTGTTTATATAGACTATTTAATATTGGTAATAACCAATCAATCTCCTGTTCATACCTAACTACTAAAATAATATGTAAATTATAAATATAATTATTAGATATTTCATTAAACATATTTACAAAAGATGTTATACCAACACCTGTAGATATAAAAACTGTTTGTTTAACTTTAACAATATCTTTTATATTTTTAGGTAATGTATAATAAGGACCTTCTATTAACAATTTACGATTAATATCCTTTGAAAGTATATCATAAAATTCTGTAGTCCAATCACCTCTAATTTTAAAATAAATTGTACCGTTTGTTGTGATAGTAAACGGATGCCATTCTAAATAACTAATATCTGGACAACATAACCAAACAGTTTTACCATTAAATCTGTCAGATAAGTTTAGTTCTAATTTTATTATATTATTACCAACATTTACTAGATTTTTAATAGTTGTTGTTTTTGTAAACTTATATAATGTATACATAAATATATATACTAATGGTATCAATAACCATATCCATGAAGTAGCTTTTGGACATACACCCTTATCATTTTTAATAAAACAAAAATTGCCATGAATTAATAGTATAATACTGTATATTACTAGAAACGTGTAATGAAAGTATAAAAATGATTGATATCTTAAACGACGTATGTATGGTAATGATATTATAGATACAGATAACAGTAAGAGTAATAAAGTATTTCCAGTTATACCAATACCACTTGTAAATAAAGGATAATTAAACTGGATAAATTTAACATAATGAGATACACTATGTATTATACTCCAAAAGAACAACGATATTGAAAAATATAAATGTAAATATTTTAACTTAAATGGTATATATACAAACAATTTTGGTAATCTTATAATACTAATTAATGACAATGCAGATGAAAAATTTATTAACGCCGCACTCGCTTTAGCTAAAGGAAAGGTTGTTTTATATTTTAAACATGTACATCTGTATTCTTTCAGATTGTTATAATAGTAATATAATCCTGTTATTAATCCTAGTTGAATTAATGTACATATTACTATAATTTTTTTTAACATGTGGGCGAAATATATAAACTATTAATTATATATATTTATCTTTAAATTAAAGGTAGTTATCAAGATCATTTACATCAATCCAGTCTAAGACACTATGAGTTTTTGTGAATTCTACAAATTCTTTAACATATAAAGGTGTTTGTTTACTTTTATAGTTAATGAGTTCTAATGTTGATTCTTCAAATAATTCTCCTGCACAAAAAACTATAAGTACTTTTGCCTCTTTATAGTCATTTGACATTTTTAGTTTAGTACTGTATTTTCTAGCAGCATGGTCAATTTTCTCTGAGCTTGTACCGCCACAATTATATGTTCTACTTTTAACTTCTATAAATAAATTTTTACTAGGTACATAGAAGTCAGGTTGTAAATATCTTTTACCTGTACCATATTTAATTGTCGGTTGTTGTAAATAATCAATACCTTTTTCTTTAAGTAAATATCCTACATACCATTCACTAATTTTTCCAGAATTTTTTGATAAATTTACACCTGTATAGGTATGCAAATTAACATCTGATAAAAATTCCTTTTCTTTATTAGTATTAAGTCTAGATTTTCCAGAACAATACTTTTTAATTTTGTTAAGAATATCTTCTTGCATCTTATTTTAATTAAAATAAGATTCATTTTCAATTTTATTTAATTAATAATACCCTTGCATTTGTTGAGGGTATCCTTGCATTTGTTGATTAGCATATTGGTCTAAAAATTGCCCAGCCATATGTTGCATATTAGGGTCTCTCATCATATTCTTAACATTACCACTAGTTAACATTTGCATAGCTTGTGGATTGTTTAGTACACCAGATGCAGTTTTCAATAAAGCTGGATTAGATAATGCTTTAGCTAATAATTGAGCGAATCCACCCTTTTGACTCTTTTTTGACTTTCGCTTAGGAGACTTCTTAGACTTCTTAGACTTCTTAGACTTCTTAGACTTCTTAGACTTCTTAGACTTCTTAGACTTCTTAGACTTCTTAGACTTTCTTGATTTACGCTTTGGCGACTTAGACTTTTTAGATTTCTTAGTCTTTTTAGATTTCTTAGACTTTTTAGATTTCTTAGACTTTTTAGATTTCTTAGACTTTTTAGATTTCTTAGACTTTCTAGATTTACGCTTTGGTGACTTAGTCTTTTTAGATTTCTTTGACTTTCTAGATTTACGCTTTGGTGCCTTAGTCTTTTTAGACTTTTTAGACTTTTTAGACTTTTTAGACTTTCTAGATTTACGCTTTGGTGACTTAGTCTTTTTAGACTTCTTTGACTTTCTAGACTTACGTTTAGGCGTAGACTTCTTTGACTTACGTTTAGGTATCGATTTTTTAGGAGTATGTCTCTTGTGTTGAGACTTTTTATAACTTCTACGTGGCATGATTTTATAATATAATACAATATTATAAAAATTTACAATTCAATGGAATTTTAAATAGATTATACTTGATAAGTTAATCTAGGATTATGTTCTGGTATACATATATTTAATAAGTACATTATTAATGTACCTAATAACATACCTGGATAAAACCCTAAAAATATACCAATACATATTAGACCTATACCAAGTTCATTTGATTTATGTTTAAAAGGTTTAGAACCAATAATAGATAGTATACCAAATGTAATAAATATTAATATAAATAATATAGCGAAAATGATAGGAATAGCGTATTTTACACGCTCTATAAGTCTCATGACTAATGTTTATTTTAATTTTTAAATTTTCAGTTGTTTTGAGTTCAAAAAAGGTATTTAAAATTTTAATGTTATTTATAAATATAC